TGGTCAACCTTGTTTCTTTCTTGAAAAAGGAGAAGGAGGTTGCACCATTTATGCAGATCGACCAAAGAATCCTTGCGTTGATTATACCTGTGCTTGGCTGGATGACCCAGAAACTTTCCCAACGTGGCTCAAGCCAAACTTATCAAATGTCATTATTACAGAAAAAAAGATTGATAATTCAGACCTAACTTATTATGAGATTGTAGAAGCTGGTGCTAGGTTAGATGCGGCAGTTCTGCAATGGATTTTCATGTGGGCTCTAAAAACACAAACCAGCATTATGTATCAGCTTGACGGCAAGTTCCATACCTTGGCAACTCCGCAGCTTGATGCGGCAATAGCTGCCGTAATAACTGAGAAGAATAAAAAAATATAAAAGCATTATACTTATTACCAACCTTAATAAAAGGTTGGAGGATATAATCATGGCAGTTTCAACAACAATCGACACAACACTAGGGTCGTTTCAACAGTGGTAGATTCAGCAGCCACCGTTGCTATTAATGGTGCAATAGCAGTAAACCAGAACGCAAGCAATACTGGATTCTCACCATATTCACTAACAGCAAGAAACAAATTGGATAGCGCAACACTCACTCTTTTAGATGCTGGTCTTGTCACTGTTTCAAAAGGTTCAGCTGCCACAATCGTGATGCCGCTGGCCTCTGCGGTTCCAGGAGCTATGTTTGTCGTTCGCACAACTACTACTGCCGGTCACATTCTAACTGGCTCACAAGAAACCAACGGAACACGTGTTTTCTCTAACGGAACAAGCAACGGATCACGTGCAACATTGGCAGCTGTCATTGGTAGTTCTGTTTCTATTCTTTCTGACGGTAAAAACTTCCTAGTGCTAGGTAACAGTGGTTCAGTAACCATTGATGGCACCTGATAGAAAATTTTAATTAAATTAATTTTCCTCCTGATAGTTATCAAAAACTATCAGGAGTATTTCATGTCCATTATTATCAACGAGCAAAAGCTCAACATCCCAAACGTCAAAACAGTTTCTTGGTTAGATCCCGAAGCACAAGTTATTGGACTAAAAGAAGTCTCACATAAAAGCAAACGCAACACATGGCTTCGTGGTATTGTGTGTCATACCATTCATGGCAAGCTTGGTAAACTACTTCCCGGCCTAGGTCCAGATACAAGCATTGATATCGCCAATGCACGATATCAAGCCAACACAACAAAGCAGGTATCGTGGGATTACACCTGTGATTTAAATGGCGATTGGTTAATCCAAAACGATCCAACCAAGTTCTATACTTGGCAAGCAACAAGTGTAAACGGATATACTTGTGGTTTTGAGTTGGTTCAACAAGACAATGGTGATCTCTATGAAGGGCAGATTGCCAAAGCTGTAGAGTTTATTGACTTCCTAACAGCCAAGCTTGGTATTCAACGTCAAATTCCTTGGGATATGAAAAACAACTGTCCTTACAAAAAGACTGTTAATCGTATTGCTGGATCTAATAATGCCAAAGATGTTGTGGGAGTTATGGGGCACTATCATCAAACGACAAATCGTGGGCAAGGAGATCCAGGGCCTTATTTACAACAAGCTCTAAGAAAAGCTGGCTATTTGCCGTTTAACTATGATAATGATGATGACAAGGTTTTTTGGAAAGATAAACAAAAAAATATTCTTGGATTTAGCGATTCCGAAGCTGATGGCGTCCCTGGACCAAAAACAGTCGAATCTCTAAAGACAAAAGGCTATAAGCACGGTATTTTTATAAAAAGACCAATAGATGATCTAATATAGTATTTAGGAGATTTATATGAAAATTTGGGCAAGTGTCGAAAAAAGCTATCACAAACGTAAGGATGGTTATTATCAAGAGCTAATAACCCATTATGTTCATTTCCAAGATCCATCTGGAAACACTCAGACTAAATTAGACAGAACAGAATTTGGTAAAGTATTTGTTGAAAACAATACTCACAATAGCTTTGATGGCATGGTAATTATTAAAGAAAACGGTGCAGATAAGCGTCTACTGGTTGTAGAAAAATAATGATATCAGCCAAGGATTAATTTTTTGGCTGATTTTTCTTCTGTTGTTACGATTTTACTATCTTCAATTTTATCTTTACATTCGCTAATTACTTTAACGATTTTTAGCATACTATCACGATTTTCTAGTTCTAAAGCTAAGAGATAAATGACGTAAAGTTTCATTCTTTGCGATACGCCAAATTCGTTAATTGTTTTAACGATCCCTCTACAGGTTAAGCGTTTTTCTTTTGAGAGTTTTGTTTCAATGTAATTTGGAACAACATAAGCCTCTCCTTCTTTGGTCTCTGATTCATCTGTTAACATGCTATCAATTTCGCTCATATATCCTCCGTTGAAAAGCTATCAATTTTCCACAATGTTTTTCCGATTAAAAGTAAATATTTACCAAATCTTTCGCCATTTTCCTCTTCTTTATGAAGTATCACTGGCTTGCCCCATTGTTCATTTTCATATAGAAATTTAATTTCTTGCCATGTTGGTAGATCGATTGTATACTTGCTTAAAATATCGTTAAGCTTTTCTGGCAATGTTGTTTTGATCTCTTCGGCGTCTGGCAATGTTGGTGCGGATTCACGTTTAAGTTTTTCTGATTTACCAATCTCTATTATTTTATGAATACCGCCGCAATTATTACATTTTGCATAGGATGGCTTAAATGATTCATCATCATTTATCACACTAAAAACTATGAATTTATGGAACACTGTTGGCTCAATAAGTTCAAATTGTTTCAAAATGCAGTTGCATTCAATAAGATGTTTAATGCAGGTAGGCATGAGATATCACCGTTGATAAAAGAAAAACAATAGATAAAAAACCAAAAAAGGTTCTTAGAGTGAAAAAGAAACTGGTTTTCTTTTTTTTGATGTTGTGGCGGTTGTTGCTGGTGCCGTTTGAACTGATGGCTGTGCCGTTTGAACTGTAGTAGTCACTGGAACCTTTCCGCCAACGGCTTTTGGGCTTACTGTAGGGCTTGAATCACCAGTGTAGCCATCGAGTTCTTTTTTGATATTTGAATGAAAAGTATCAATTTGAGTCATTTCCAATTCAGTAATAACGACTTGCATCGTTTTAAGTAGATGAGTTAGAACATCTAAATCAATTGGAAGATTGTTTCTACGAACATATACTTGTAGTTTATCAAAGGCTCCTTCTGAAATTCCTTGAACCAGTCGATGTACTTCACGTTCAATTTTTGTATCTAGCTGAACTCTGTTTTGATCACTCATTATATTACCTCTATTGAATTTATTATTTTAGAAAAACAATAAATGTATTGTGTTTTCAGCCTTTGCTATGTTTATTTGCTATACCGCTAGCCACGAAGCTCCAAGGTTTTATATAACATTCAAAGCCAGAAGCCGTAACATATCCTTTTAGCTGATCAGAAAACATAGACGTAAGTTCTCCAGACTCTGGTGGTGATGCGTCTACATGTATCAATGGAATTAATCCTGTAGTTTCCTGAATTTGATTGCTCAGTTCAATAGCAATACTAGTTTCATGAAACATTCTTGCCTTGACCCTGTTAGGATAGTTGCCTTTAAACTCCTTCTTATGCTGTTCTGTGGTCGTGTAATAGTAAAAACCACCTCTCCCCGGTTTATACAAACAGGCGACCGCAATGAAGCGATAAACGTGTTTGTGAAGGTGTGAATCTACACCCACGATAAGTTGCTTTTCTTTATCCGTTAAAGACTCAGAAATCCATTTATATAGTTCGCCTTCTTCAACCGCATTGCCATCGGCATCTTTCCAAATTCTCATTTTTAGCCTTTAAGGTTATATTAGATTGGTTTTTGTCAAATGACAATTTTTACGAATAGCAAGTTTAAATTTTACAAAGTGCTTGAGATAATTGACTCAGGATTATATTATTTTTTATATTTTCTTTGACAGGCTTTACAATGCGCTCTTTTACCATCCTTAGTTCCTGTTTTTTTATTAAAAAGAGATAACGATTTCTCTTCTTTGCATTGTGAACATTGTTTGGTGTTAGAATCTAAGGCTACTTCAAGCATAGGATCATCTACTCGTTTCCAACCTTTGTGAGTTTTTCTTTCACCAGACAAAAGAAATCTTAAACCAGCCACTGATAAACCATGAGTTTTTGCGAAATCTGTCAATCCTATAATTTTTTCATATATTTTGCCGATTGGAGATATTAATCTTACCTCATATATTGCTTTGCGTTTGTCGATCCATTGCCTTGGCATTTTTTTACCATAGTGCCAATGCTTTATACCGATTCTGCCTTCGCTTATTTTTTTCTTGGTTTGATCAGAATGTTTTTTGCCTTTTAAACCGTAATTTGGATTATTTTTTGCATTTTCAATTATTTTTGCCTTGTGCTCATCCGATAATATTTTTCCTAAATTTGATTGACTTATTTTAAAACGTGTTTCTTCACTCTTAGAATAATTACCGTCACACTCTAAGTCCATGTTATACAGATTAAATCCATTAGTTGCGTAAAAATGTAACCAATAAAGTTCTCTTTTGTTTCTATCCTGCTGTGTTGAATTCGGTAAAATCTCCAAAATCCTAAACTCCAGAAAATCATCGTGACCAAGTTCTTTTTTACATTTATTGTAATCGGCTAACAAGAATCTATTACCGTGCCTGCCTCGGATAAGTGAATTCTTATGCCCAGCCCATCTGCTTTTCGGCTTAACGGTTTGGCCAATGTAACTTCTTTGAGAATGTAGGTTTTTTATCTCATAAATTGAAGGTATTTTTGATGAGTTTTCATATAAAAAAATCATAATTGTTTTTTTAATATTTTTAATTATCTAAGTTTCTGCCAAGTGTTTGGTTTTTGTTTTGTTTCTACTAAGAAATTTGTTGTAATATAATTGCATAGATAGTTTCTACACATGGGTGGCCTTTGATCGTAGATGCTGCATTTATACGTTAAAGGGTTCATAAATTTACATGCGTATCTGGGGCCTAGCACTTGGAATCTAAGAAATGGATAAGCATCTTCTTGTTGAAAGATATTGTTGTTGCCTGTTTCTTTGAACAATGTTTCTCCTATAATTTTACCTTCTTCATAGTCTATGACTATATCTTGGCGAGAAAAATTTATGCCTTTTTTCCTAAACCACTTTACGATATCTTCTACCCAGTGTTCGCCTTTTTCTTTATCGATTGGCCCAAGAACGTGTTCTAGATCATATGGATCTAATTGACAGCAACCACCTTTAACTCCTTCGTGTCCGCAGCAATTACCCAAACATGTTTCTAATGCGACCTCATCTGTAAATTTTCTTCGTTCTGACAATGGTTTTGGTGGCCATTCTTCTGGTTTATTTAAATTTAAAATAGGTAAATAATATCTGTCGTTTGGTGTTTTTTCAACGTTCTCATTTTTTTCATCAATATTTTTTATTTTTTTAGTAGATGAATTACCGCTGGATTGGTTTGATTTTTTATCTAGGGCAATTAATTCTTCGATACTAATTGTTTTATTTTGTTTTATTTCCATATTACAGTAGTATACGATAATTTTTAGAAATTTAAATTCTTTTACTGATAGATTGCTATTTATGGATCAAACGGAGCAACGTATATATGAGCAATTTACAGGAGTTATATAAAAAATTTCAAGGAAATCGTCTTTTAGAAGCAAGAACAACACTACTAGAAAAAGGTGTTTATCCATTTGAAATATTTTTAAAAGAGCACGCAGAGACAATTCACGCTAGTGAACAAATTGTTAAATTAGAGGAAGTAGCTAGTCTTTACAAAAATTATGTACCAACTTTATACATGCTTGTAAAACAAAGCACGGATGTTTTACTGGAATCTAATATCCAGGCCCAGTCAGTTAAATCTTCCATGACAAATTACGCATTCATTTGTGAATCTATTGGAACTTGCGTAAAACAAGCTGCTGTTATGTTTAAAGAAAAACATGATAATCAAAAAACAATTCATAGCATTTATGGTAAAAACGCTGTAGATCTTTTGGAATTTTGCTTTAAAAAATCTAAAGCCTATAAATTGCTCGAAGGAAATGCAGATCCTGTAATAAGAAATCTTTCACGTGAGCTTTCTGGATTGAGTATTGAAAATCTAAATAACCTTTGCGAGTCCGTTCCGGCAATGAAACTTTACGTTTCAAATTCAACCCATAAAGAGCTAGCTATTTCTTTGCTAGTAAGCTGATTCATCCTCTAAGATCGCACCAGATGCAGTGAAGTATGATGCTGCCATATTGGCAGCGAAGTTACTTGCAAGATACAATGATATGCTTGATATATTAATCGATGCACTTCCATGGGTCATGGAATGATGTGTTTTTTTCCATTCTGGATTTAATTTATTGATATTTATTTTTTCTGGTTGGCAAAAACCATAAGTGTATATTGATCTACATGCTCTTATCGCATTATCAATTTTTCCTTTAAATTTATTTGCGTCTTTTTTTGCTATGCTTATTTTCACTATGTGAGCAAGTAAATTCTGAATTCTTTTCGTTGTCAAATCAGATAAATCACTTATTGAAGTATTTTCTTCTTGAGATTTACGACGACCTTGTAGATATTGTAAATGCCCTAAAACATTTGATCTTGTTTTATTATTATGGATAGTGATAACATCATTAGTTAAGGATATTTTTTCCACTGTCGGTAGTGAATCATAATTTACAAATGTAAGCATTTCGCCTTTCAGAGAGCTAACGATATCACATCCACTAACAACTGCCATGTCGTTTAGTAGGTTTAGCGCCTCTAAGGATTGCTCAAGCCTTACTGGCATTATATCAAAATTTCCCCTAGTATTATTTGAATGTAAAGTTGCAATAATCTCTTCTGAGAATCCTTGTGCAATAATAAGTAAAGGAATTTTTGTTTCGAATGATTTCGATAAAATTTTATCTAGTTCCGATACTTTATCGACAAGCCCATCTACTAATAAAATTTTTAAATTTGAACGTGTCCACGTGCCAAAAGAAGGCATAAATCCTTTAAATGGATTTATTTTAAAATTATATCCAAATTGCAAATCAATTATTGTATTCGGTAATTCATGCTCTTCGACTACTATATTTCCTTCAATACCCGCTAGATTAGTTGCCTCTTTAACAATACTTGATATTATTTTATCTTGAGTTATTGAATCGATTAGGTTTTCAATTTCTAAAGCGGAAGCAGGCTTGCATACCTTTAATATCTCCAGAAGATACTTCTGCCCTTCTATTTGGTTATCTTCCACCAATCCAGAATATGTTATATTTTCTTTTTTTGAATATTCTTTAGCAAAACTCAAGAAAGCTTTTAAGAAATAAAAACTAGATCCTTGACATTTGATTTCTAGCTGAAAACAAGTATTAAGTAATTCATTAAATAAAATTTTCTCAGCTTTGTCTTTTCCTGTCATGAGGCTAGCAATGAGCTGGTACGAATTTTTCTGTAAATAATTATTCTCGCTACTTATGGCTAATTGGACTTTATCTAGGTTCTGCTCAAGATTTTCCAAGCTTTTGATAAATTTTTTTTCTACGCTATTTTTATCGATAAAATCGTTATACATTTTATGAAACCCTTTTGTTTTTATATATTTATATCAGTGAGGTGAAGTAATGGCTAACAGTAGTGATAGGGAATTATTAGAAGTAATAGCAAAAAAGCTAGCTGACTCCAAAGCTTTAAATGGCGGGTTTGATAAACTTTGCCTCATGATTGAGCACATCCAGGAAAAACAGAATGAATCTGGTATTAAATTAGATAAAGTATCAGAAGCTCTTTATGATCCTGATAATGGTTTATTTTCTAGGGTCAAGGATATCGAGCAAAAGATCGATGGCAATATGAATGAAATTGAAAAAAAAATTGAAATTGTGCCAGATGTAAAAACTGATATCCATGATTTAAAAAAATTCCAAAAAACAATCGAAGAGATTTGCGGCAATCAATTAAATGAACTATCAGAGTTAGTAAAATTACGTAAAAATCTCTCAACAATATACTGGGGATTTGCCGCTACAATTATCCTCGGAATAGGAAAATTGCTTTTTGACCTATCAAAACACCAATAATAGCCATAAACCATTATACATACATTACTTTGTCTTTATTATATAAATTAAACCACTTAGGAATAAGGAGTAATAGAAATGAGTGATACAAGAATGGTATTAGATGTTTGGTCAGAATTTAAATTGGTAGTTGAATCCCTTGAAGGCGATGTGCATAAGAATGCAACAAAGGGTAATCTTTCAGCCGGTGTTCGTGTTCGTAAAACTGTCCGTAAGCTCCGTGCCCTTGGCGCAGAACTAATCAAGGCAACACTCGAAGCCCGTGAAGAAGTAAAAGCAGCTACCCAAACAGCCCCAGCCAAAGAACCAGTAGTTAAAGCATCTGTCTCGGCAGAAAAAACAGCAAAAAAGAAGAGCAAAGCAAAGGGCTGAGTATTTTCTAAAAGATAAAATTTTCTTAACACAAAGGGCAGCAAAAACTGCCCTTTGTTATTTTACGAATATAGTTATTTACAACCCGTACAAAGGGACAAAAAAAGGTTTCAATGAAAAAAACATATATTCTGGACACAAACGTATTACTCTCAGATGGTAATTCTTTGTTTGGTTTTGAAGAGCATGACTTGGTACTTCCACTTATCGTACTGGAAGAACTTGATCGCCACAAAGATCGCCAAGATGAAGTGGGACGCAATGCTCGTGAAGTGGTACGTAAATTAGCAGATCTAACAAAAATAGAAAAGGATTTTAAAGCCGGTATTCCTCTAGGAAAAAATCTTGGAATATTACGCATTCTTTCAATTGAAGATATCTGGACCAATGGAACACCTCTCGAAAAATTACCAGTTGAAATGCAAGAAAAGAAAAGCGGCGATAATACCATCGCTCAATTCTGCGTAAATTATGCAGCAAAATATAAAGACCAAGTAATTGCCCTTGTAACTCGTGATACTATATTACGACTAAAAGCACAGGCACTAGGTGTTGTTTGTGAAGATTATCGTAAATTCAATGTTGCAACAAGCGCAAGCACTCTTTATTCCGGTGTCGCCACCATTGAAAGAGATGATGTGGTTGTAGCTGATTTTTACTCAAAAGAAGAATTCTTCCTGCCACAAGAAGTTGAATCTGGATTGGTGCCTAATCAATTCGTTATCATGAAAAATGGCCAGCAGTCAGCCGTTGGCCGATTTAATGGAAAAGGTGAACCACTTAGCAAAATACAAAAACATACCAGTAAACTTATTCCAAGGAACAAAGAACAAGAATTTGCAACAGACCTTTTGTTCGATCCAGACATTAAATTAATCACACTTAGCGGAAAAGCCGGTACAGGAAAAACATTGACCAGTATTAATGCTGGTCTAGAACAAATATTAAACCAAAAGCGTTATAACTCTCTTGTGATTTGTAGACCCGTGATGCCTGTAGGTAAGGATGTTGGTTTTCTTCCTGGTACGCTAGACGAAAAACTAGAGCCATGGCTCGCTCCAATCAAGGATAATCTTAGATTTCTGCTTGGAACTAATAAACCACCTACTGCCGCTGTCGGTGGGCGTAAAGTAAAAATGGAAGAAAAGGGCGGCAAAAATAAATTCGATGAACAAATTCTTCAAAGCTATTTTGAAGATGGCATCATTGAAGTGCAGGCACTAACATTTATTCGTGGTAGATCTATTGCAAATGCCTTTATCATTATCGATGAAGCACAAAATACTTCATTGCATGAAATAAAAACTATCCTCACTCGTGTTGGCGAAAATACCAAAATTGTATTATGCGGGGATGTAGAGCAGATAGATAATACATACATCGATTCCGTTAGCAATGGTCTTTCAATCGTAATAGAAAGATTCAAAAATGAAAAAATTGCAGCGCATGTAACGTTTACCAAAGGTGAGCGGAGTTTACTAGCTACCCTTGCTTCTGAGATACTTCAGTGAATATTGCCTCTCTAGTATATACTATTAGAGAGGTGACGATTTATGAAGTTTAAACATGAAGGCAATTTACTTAAGTCTGGTATCTACAAGATAACAAATACAATAAATCAGCGCATATATATCGGTTCTACTAAACTTTTTAAAATAAGGCATAGTCAACACACTTATGCTCTTCGTAAACAAAGACACGGCAACAAGTTTCTTCAAGCCGACTTTAATAAATGTGGCGAAGACGCTTTTATATTTGAACTTATTGAAATAACAGATGGAAAAACGAAAGAAGAGCGGCTTTTAATAGAGGAAAAATATCTTGAAAAATATTATGATTCTTGCAATACATGCTACAATTTTGTTACGAAAGCAACTTCATCAGAAGGTCATAGTTTTAAAAACCTAGAAGAAACAAAAAGAAAAATGTCAGAGTCGCAAAAGCTCCGTTTTCAAAATAATCCAGAATTACGTAAGCAGCAATCTGAAAAATCAAAAATAAACTGGCAGCATCCAGAATATATTGAAAAAATGAGACCAGTTATCAAAAAATTTGCTGGTTGGAATAGGGGTATAAAGATGCCAGAAATTTCTGGCGAAAAACATCCTAATTATGGAAAGCATCACAGCGAAGAATCTAAAAACAAAATGAAAGAATCTTTAAAGGGTCGTATGCCTTGGAACAAGGGAGTTTATGGATATACCTCTGTTCCTTGTTCTGAAGAAAAGAAAGAGAAATTAAGAAAAGCTAACATTGGAAAAATTATTTCTGATGAAGCGAAAGAAAAAATATCTAGAAACCGCAAAGGTAAAAATGCCGGAAAGAATAGTGCTTCCGCAAAAGTTTATGAAGGGTTCCAGTTATTATCCCCTAATGGGACCATTTATACAAAAATTGAATGTTTAACCGATTTTGCAGATGAGCATGGATTGAATATGAAATGTCTATGGAAGCTTTTAAAAGGCTTAACACCAAGCACAAGGGGCTGGACATTGGCAAATACAATAAAAAGCAACGTGACCCGGCAACTTTTCGCAAGGGAGAAAAACATCCCATGTATGGCAAGCACCACACAGAGGAAGCAAAAAATAATATAAGGCTTGCTAAAATAGGTAAAATGGAAGGCATGGAACATCCGAATGCAAAAGTTTATCGAGGTTTACGCCTTTTGAGTCCAGATGGGGCTATGATTACCGAGATAGATTGTTTAGCAGATTTTTGTCGTGAAAATGATTTGAAACCAACGAGCCTTTGTGCAGTTTTGAATGGTAGGCGAAAATCCACAAAGGGCTGGGAATTAGCAAACGATAATATCATAGCTTCTTAAAAGGTCACTTTATCAAAAATTTAACTAGCGCCTCAAACTCTTCAATCGATCCATTGCTCTTTAATGAATTGGCACGATAAGAGCAAAACATTAAATTATCTAGTTCGTATCCTTTGTTATTATCAATGCGATCAATTGACAGAGAATTATTATTTCTTTTATTGCCTACAGTTATATCAATTCCTAAAATTGGACATTTCAAAGGGATTCGATTACATAATATATCTTTATCTGATTTAGATAAGGAGTAATTTATCCCTCTTGTTTTAGCGCTATGTTTGGCAAGATTAAGCAATCTTCTAGCCTTTTGTTTGTATAATTTATCGGTTGAGTGTTGAATTGGCCGAGTATTTGTTGCCTTTAAAAAAGACAATATTTTTTTAAATTCTTCTATGGTTCCATCTTTTTTTAAAGAGTTGGCTCTGTAGGATATTACCATAACGTTGTTTTTCACATAACCTTTATAATTATCGATTCTATCCAGCGAAGGGGATAGCCATCTATTTTTTCCTGTTAGGTCATATGGTGTTAACAACACTGGACAGCTTGATGTTAGGATAATATCTGATAGCTCTATATTAAAATCTCTTGAATGTTTTCTAGCTCTATTTTTTGCTTTGAGCAATAGCAAGTATTCTCTATTTTTGATATAGTATTCTTTTTTATATTTTGTAGTTTTTGCGGGATTTTCTTTATATCTTTTACGCTGATTATTTCTTATTGCTTCACGATTTTTAATTGCGTAATTTTTGTTATATTCTTTATAATATTTTTTATTTATTTTTCTGTTTGTTGCGGCATTTGTTTTTTCTGCCGCAGAATTTTGCTTATAACGTTCTTTTCTTTTTTCTGAGAAACATTCTTTGCACCAAGAAGAAAATCTATTTTTAGATTTATAGAAGTAAAAACAAGTTTCTGGTTTATCATTTGAGCAGCTATTGCATTGCATAATTGTAGTATAATTTAAAATATTTTTGTTTGTTGATGTGTAATATTTTAAAAATAAACACTATTATATTTGCCGCATATTTAAGCTACATGGATTATGGCAGGATTTAACCCAAATAGAAAAAAGAAGACTTATTCTTTTAACCGCTCTCAAGCGTCACAAATTGTATCTGCCAGTGTAAATGGCAAGGTAGAATATTTTGATGCGACGTTGGTTGCGGTTGATAGTCCATTTTATATTCTGGACATTCCGAATAGCCAAGGTATACCTCCACCACCTCCACCGCTACCACCCGGCCAATATGACGAGGATGTAATTGATTTCACTTGGGAAGATACAAAAAGCGTGCCTCTTAATATTACTTTTTCTTCAGAGCCAATTGTTACATTAGAAATTTTACCAGCTGGTGGATATGAGAACATTGTTGCATTTTTAGGAAACGTATCGCAAGGAAACATAGTAGTCAATTTATCTGCACCGCACAGTGGTAAAATTGTCTATAGGGCCATTTATTCATCAGTATACCCAACAGCGGTCAGTAGAAGTGTTGTCAGCACATCGTATTTTTATACAGCTTCTGCTGGTTATAATGATTTAATTAATCAAGACGAAATTCTGGCTAATTATTCTCTATTGACAGCTAGCACTGCTCCAACGAATATATTTTTTACTACGAGAGACATAAATAATAATGGGGATGCCGATGTTGCAATTGTGGGAACTGGCTCGTTTGGATTAACGAGTACAGCAGTAAGCTTTTCTGCACCAATTACAAATCGAGTATATTATTTAGCAGTCAAGTGATTGAAACCGGAGAATATAAATGACATATGATTTTAGAGCACAACAGGTAAGATTAAATCGGATCATCTCCTCCGGTTCCATTCCAATTTTAATTTATGCATCATCCAGCGCAACAGATTTGCAAGGTGGAAAAACATTCCCAGATCCTGGTTCAGATGTATTTTTATTTATTTCTGGCAGTTCTTCCGCAAAAACTGTTTTTGGTGGCGATGTTGTTATTTCGGGAAGCTTAACCTCTTCTATTGTTTCGGCATCACAAATAACAGGATCACTGCAAAATATTACCACCGGTATTCCATATCTCGTTGGTGGAACAAACATAACTCTCGCCACAAGTAGCATTGGTCAAATAACAATAACATCAACAGCAGGTTCAAGTGGTGGTGACGTTAGCGCTTCTTATGTTGTTTTATCGGCAACCAGTTCTCTGGCCAATGAGCGCATTTTAACTGCTGGTAATGGTATACGCTTGACGGATGGTGGGGCAGGTAGCTCAATAACCATATCTGAAGTAATATGGACTGAACAAACAAGTATATTTGCATCAACGACTTCTTCAATAGGCATAAAAACGTCAATAGATCATACCGGCGTTGATTTATTCATATCAGGTAGTGATACCACAGGCAACGGAGCCAATCTTGTTCTATATAACGATTTAAGTGGCTTTGGATTACCAAGACTAACCCTGAGCAGTTCCAGTGGCTCTCTTGGGGGTTTGGTAGGATATGATGATGATGTTAATGGTTTAGTCGATGGCATTAATATTGATGTCCCAAACAGCAGAAATTTTGGTGTTCGTATTGGTGGCAATACAACGGCAGCAACAATAGATTCAGCAGGTAATTTAAACGTTCGCAGTGGGAGTACTAGTACTGGTTACTTTGATGTTGTTAATACAATAGTAGGCATTGGTGTTACTCCACCTAATTTGGCGGGAACATATACAAACGCAACTAGAATGGTCATCAAAGACACAGATAGCAGTGGTAATAAATACCAGCTATTTTTATCTAACGAAAACCCAGGAACAAATTTAAATTCCGGTATAGCTTTTGCTTTTGGCCCATCAAACATTTCTGGTGCCATCTATGCCAAGTCTGATACAACAGGTGATGACCGCAAGGGATTAAATGCTCTCATACCCGCTGGCAACAGCTTTAGCTGGCGTACTACGGGCGCTCATTTAGGCGAGTTGACAGATAGTGGCAACCTGATTATATCGGGCTCTGTTAAGGCGTATACGGGCTTCACGGGATCTTTAAGTGGGACCATTGGTGGATTGCCATTTATTCTTGGCGGTCCAAACATCACGGCGAGCTATAACTCCCTTGGCCAATGGGAAATAACAGGTTCAACAGGTTCCAATGGAACAGGCAGTGTTACCCCATTCTTTACTGGAGTTCCTTCTTCTGTAGATTTTGCTTTCTCGGGTTCTGTTCTCAGCGCCTCCAATGGTAATCATGTCCATAGCCCTCCTGATGGATTAGTAACAACTGATCAAACATCTTTTGCGGAAAATTTCTGGCTTATAACATCTGGCTCGGCATCAATGCCCGGCAATACGCCCACAGGTTCTTTTCCCGGCGATGGTGTTGCTCGTTTAATATTTGGTGCCACGGTTGGGTATACCGTTGGCGGTCCTTACTTCGGCTATGCGTCGAACGATTATTTTACGGGCGATATATCCTCTAGGGTCGAACGATCACTAATGGCCCAAGGCTACAAGGGTGCGAAATTAACAGTCAGAGCAAGAATAGCCAGCAAAACTGGCGGTCCCTACAACTATTTTGGAGAAGTTGGTGCTGGAATTTTTCTTCGTAATGATGACGATAGCAAAAACATACATTTTTATATAACTTCAGGATCTACAAATGTAATTACACAAGGTACTTCTGGAAGCATTGTTCAAAGTCCATTACCAAGTAATCCAGCATTTGATGGAACTACTTGGCTGGAAATGTCGATTGTTAATGGCACTCAAGTTATTTGCTCTGTTATTCAAAACGGAGTATCTACAACCGTTGATAGTAGAATATATTCTTCTTTTGATGTTACTAAGTGGGGTATGTTCGGTTTATGTACTAATGGTACGCCTGGGTATACTGTTGATTTTGATTATCCGCAAGAGCAGATCAAACAACTCCCAACCAACATTGGTTTGAGCTTAATAGAGGCTGCAACTCAACTTGACGCACGCAATATAATTGGCGCAGGATCGCCATCGGCGGGTGGATTAGACAAACAAATCCAGTTTAATAGTGGAAGTACATTTAGCGGTTCATCCAACTTAACCTATAACTACACTACAAACACTCTCACTCTAACAGGATCATTAACTGCTTCTACAGTTGTTGCTGGTGGAGTAAACATAACACCAGTTACTGCCAGCTTGTTCGTTTATGGGGATGGAACTAATCGTGGTAGTGGATCTATCTCTGGATTGTTTGAGACAGGCTCATTAATGACCCCTGGAACAGTTGGTAAGTTCGATGTTGAAGTCCTTGCAATGTCCTACGGTTCACAGACTGGTGCAAGTTGGAAATATACGGCAACAGCACTGTGGCCTAGTTCTGGAAACTTTAGTTTTATTGCGGCAACAGAACTTGCTGCCGAATATGGGCCAACTGCTGGTAGTTATAATCCAGCAGCAGAATGGGATGTAAATTTTAATAGCCTTGGGCAGATAGAGCTTACAGGGTCTGCGCCTACTCTGGCATTACCGGGCGGTACTAGTTTCTATGTTCAAGTAACCAAAAAAATGGTTGCAACGTATGGAACTATATTAGCATAGATTAATGTTGCATTAATATTTTATTATACATATTTATTACCAATCCAGGGATGGATTAGGAGTATAATAAGCCATGACAATAAAACGCAAAACGCAACTGAACCTAAGTGGTTCGCACCGGGATCTGGATGCAGATTTCGCTCATATCGGCTCGGCCCTCTTTGTTACAGGTTCTTCACAGTTCACTGGATCAGT